ACCTTAGCCATATCAATCTTTCAAGAGAACAGTAACTGATGTTGCCCCGCCAATATCACAATAGACCCCTGTGGAGAAAACCATACCCCCTTCAGGAATCTGAAAATCTACGACACCTTGTTTAGTAGTGTCTAACTCTAACTTTACAGAACCAGTAGCAGAGGTTGCATCATACAAATTGATATGTTGTAGTGATCCACCGGCAGATGTATACAGCACACCAAGCAATCGAATCTTTCCTGTGTGCAAGATTGCATCAGCATTGGTATGTACTGAAGTAATATCTCGTGCCATCTCAGCCTCCTAACAGGAGGGGGCCGAAGCCCCCTTCCTAGTACCGTTTAGTTAACGTCTGTAAAAGTTGCAAAGAGACGTACGACAGCGGCGGCTGGTACAGCAGTACCAATCGTGATGTCGATAGTATCAGCAGCAGAGTACAGTTTGCCACCACTCAAGGTAGGAGCAAAAGCACCAGACGACAGAACTGGAACGCCACCTGAGAAGCCAGTAGCGTTGGCAGAAGTAGCAGCCAAGTAACCAGCGGCGGCAGAGCCATCACCGATTGCAATGGTGCTAGTTACACCAGCGGCAGTCGTAACTTCCATACCTACGTTAGATACGATAGTGCCAGCAGGTACAGGAATTACTTCCAGAACGTCAGACGCAGCAAGAGCAGTTGCGCTTGCAGCCGCACGCGCAGCAATGATCTTGGGGAAATCAAGAACCATTTCTACACGGACAGACTTGTTAAGGTCATTTGCCGGATATGCGGCCGTACCTTTGTTAAAGCCGAGTGAGTCGGTATATGTTGCCATTTCAAATTCTCCTAAAAGTTAAGTCAGGGGGCCGAAGCCCCCCGTCGATTACAGGGTGATAATGCCTTGAGCCAATGCCTCAGGCTTGACAACCTTGTAGCCATACACTTGCAGACCACGGATGATGTTTCCGAAGGTGGTCTCAGAGCGGATGGTTTCCATGTTGGTCATCTGTGAAGCAAAGGTGAAGCCCATCTTGTGACCAGCAACAAGGCTAAACTTGCCGCTAGATACAGAAAGATTGTGGCTCATGTAAACCGTAAAACGGTCGATCATGCCAAGGCGACCATTACGGAGAATGGACACGCTGTCACCAGTCAAAGAAGCATCCTTCAGGTCAGACTTCTTAATCATACCAGCCATCTTGGCAGGAATAACTACGAAGCGTCCGCTCTCAGGACAGTTGGCTTCATCAAGAACAGTACCGATGTCAACAAGGTACTCCAGCACATTGGTCTTGGTGATAGCGATAGGCGAACCAGTCGTACCCAAGTCGATGTTGTTGGAGATACGACCAGCGGTCGCACCTTTGTTGTCAGCGGAAATGTCCGGCAGGATGTCGGTCAGAACACGCTGGTCAATCTTGATCTTCATACGCTCGGAAGCGTCTTTTGACCAAGTATCCATCAGGTTGATGTCCGACTGAACCTTATCCACATCGTCCTCAACGCAAGCGAAGTACTCGCCTTTGTCGATAACGAGTTGCAGTTTGGGTTTGTCAGGATTCTCAACTGACAGGGTTTGACCTTTTACATAGGTCTTGATGGTGATCTCAGGGGTAGTACGGATGTTAACCGTGTCACCCATGTTGCGAATTTCACCTTCGTAATCGGTGTTGGAAATAGCAGCCAACACAGTTGCGTCGTAGAAATTCTCGATCAGTTTGCCCGACCAAATTTCGGGAATGAAGTTACCCGAATAGTTCGGGCGGCCTGTGGAAACGGGAAATCCCATGATAAAACTCCTCTAATCAAGCGTTAACAGTTATGCGACCATCTCGCTGTGCAGCGAAAATGTCGCGTTCAATGCGGTCACGCTCTGCTTCACGGCCTCGATATTTACCAGATCTAACATCATTAAAGAATCCTTTAATGTCATCAGGGCTGTATGTCTTGGCATTGTTGTTCGCAGGTACTCCGGTGTTCTTTGAACGACCCGGTGCAACCTGACGCTCCAACTCTGAAGCAGTCGCTGTCCGACGAGTGTTTTGAGCAACATTGGCTTTGCCAGTCAACTCATTCCAAGTTTGGAAGAAACTAGCAACCCGGCGTACATCGAGGCTGCGCTGGGCATCCTCAAGGTAAGTCTGGCGGCTAATCCCAGTTAGCGGGTCAACCTCCAACAACCATGATTGGAAATCGTGGTCGTCGTTGATCTCGCGCCAAGTGGGCGCTGCACTCGACAAGTCAGACCAGAACTGCTGCTCTGCTGTCATCGCCTGACGCTGAGCCACCGCCTGTACCTGAGGTACGACGTTGGTCTGCAACTGACGAAGGACTTGCTCTAACTGGGCAATCTTCTGAGCAACCGGATAAAGTTCCTCGCGGGTTACGCGACGCATTACATCCAGTGACTCACCATACTCCTGCACATCAGTCTCAGTCACCAGAGGTGCAACCTGAGTTTGTTGTGTGGATTGGCTAGACTGCTGAGAAAGAGAAGCAAGCAGTTGTTCCATCTGCTGTACGCGGCTATTAAGTTCACGGTTCTGCGAGTGCAGACGCGGAACTTCAGCGTTGTACATACCTTGCAAAGTACGCCACTTCTGAGCATAAGTCTCAGAATTGGGGTCATCTTCTTGGCCTGTACCACTGGGGGTTTGCTCATTCCCCTGCGGTTGAGCAGCGTTATTCGGTACAGAGTTCTCGTCGGCTGAAGCGGATTGTGCAGTGTTCTCGGTTGACGAAGTGTTGCCATCGGCAGGAGGGGTCGCCTCATTGCCCTTGTTTTCATCGTCATTGAGTTGCTTGTACAACTCCTGTACGGCCTCGGTCTGTTTACGAATTTGCTCTGGTAGTGCCATGATAAAACGCTCCTATCGGTGTGCGTGGATTAGACGGCGAGTCATATCAGTTAGGACTTTGCCGCTAGTTCAGGGGCTTCTTTGGCGAACTTGTAAAGTTCACCCAATACCTGACACCGCCCTTGTAAGAGTGCCGGGTTGTTGATAGCGCTAGGCAGTTGCTCTAACTCGTGATAACGCCATGTTTTGAGCCAGTCCAGAATCTCTGGATACTGACGCATGGCAATGCCAAGAGCCTTCACAACTTTAGGATCGGGCTTAATCATGCAGCCCTCCCCCCAGCACCGGACACTAGATTACCTTCTTGCCCGCCTTTAGGAGAACCGTCTGGTTGAGTCGGTGTAGGCGCAGGTTGTTGCTGCGACTGTGCCGCTCTCATTGCCAAGGCGTTTTTCTCTTTGGACGGAACAAGTTCATCCAGTGGCATTTGCAAACCTTTAGCCACTTCGCGAAGAATCGCAGCGCGGCCATCCTTGCCAAGGATCTCAATATCGACCGGATTGGCAGTTGCATTAAGGAACTCGATACGGCGTACGTTGACGGTTTCTTTAACTGCAAGGTTGACTGCACCCTTAGCAATAACCTCAGCGTCGCCTTTAATAGACTCGTCCTCGTCATAGCGCATGTTGTAGACGAACTGGCGTTGGACAATAGGTTTAATCACATCACTGTCGATGTGCATGACAACTTGTCGGATCCCCTTGCCAGCCGCTCCCATGAGCATTGACAAACCAGACGATGTACGTCCAGCACCCTGAACATTCAGGTCACCATACAGATATGCAGGTACACCTGAGTGGTCATCAGCCAAACGTGAGAACTTCTCGTACACACCCATGAGGGTCTGTGCGTTATCTTCAGGCTGTGTAAACCGTACGGCTGGTGCGCTCGACCCTACTGGATCGTTCATCACCTGCCAAATCTTCCACGGGTACATCTGAGTGATGTCCTCGTTGGGAGGAATACGCTCTAGGTTTACTTCGACTTGCGGGCCAGAAGCGATGCCCATATTGTTGACAAGCGCTCGCGCAGCCGCGTTACAGACGTTTTGAAGGTCTTCAGTGATTTCAGGGATTCCTTTACCCCAGAAAGCACCCGGACACTTAATGAATGAAGTTTTTGCATAAGGCTTTTCTCCTAACGGATCATAGTTAAGTACAGCCTTGATGACGTAATTGCCAACCATCCAGACGTTTGCATCGTATTCTTGGGCCGGGTCAGGGACTTCATCCTCTGACATACCCCAATCGAGTAGCATCTGTCCGCTAACTTTGCCCCAGAACTCTAGTGCATCGAACACTTCTGTCGGGCGCATGTATGAGTAGAACTTCCGCTCCTCCTCATTTTTAATCAGTTCAACATCCTCACTGATCCATGACTGGCCGTTACCAATTTCAAGGACTTTACGGATAGCATCCTCGTCATACCCCGGCACACCGATCAGGTCAGATAGATCCATTCGGGTCAGTGGGTGATGCTCGAAGATGTACCCTTCGTTAATGTTTGTAATCCCCGGCTCAGGGTAAATACGGAACGGATCGACACGCTCGTACTCTGGCGCAATACGCTCAGAGGACTTAACCACGGTGCGACCGGACTCGTCCTGTTCCCAGCCAAGGTATCGCTGACGACGGACAATCGGCCCCTTTACAAAGGCGCATGGGAAAGTCACAAGGTCAGTGATGAAATCGTTAAACGCATTAGCCCAACCACCTTGTGCGAACTGATCGCTGATCCGCAACTTCATGCGGTCTACACGGTTCTGGGCTTCTTGCAAAATTTTGAAGCGGTAGTCTTGGGAAATAACTTCCTTGAGTTCCGCCATAATCTCTTGGGATGGAGCCACGCCGCTTTTCTGAATCATCTCCAACACTTTGTTGGCGAAGATGTCCTGAATCTCTTTGGTTGCCTTAGGGCTAAGATCAGGGATGGGGGTAGCACTCAGATCCCACGGGGGTGTACCGGTGTCAAGCAAGATGTCTCTGAGCCAAGACTCCGCTGCGCGGCACTTGACTTCAGTAATCATCATAAAGATTTCAGAGCCGCCTTGGGCGCGGATCTTCTGTAACTTGTCTGCCTCGTACTCACCGTTGCGTTGCCGCATGGCGGCCAGCATCTTGTTCTCGATGGGCTTCTTGGCTTGCTGGGCTACATCCCAACAGGCACGCAGATAGTCCGCCATGCCGAGAATGAAGGGTTGTGACTGACGCTCTGCAAGAGCGCGATCAGCCAACTCTTTCTCCTGACGATCTAACTCGTCATTAGATACTACGCGTAGTAGGGTCAGACCAGCGGCCATTACTCAGTCTCAGGCTTTTTGTTAGTTTTCATTTCGTGGACTTCCATGATCTGCTTGATATTCATGGAAGGCATCTTGAACTCCACCTCGTAGAGTTCCATCGGTGCGGGCTTGCCCGCCAAGCCAGAGGTATCCATCTTGGGGTTATCTGACAGGATTGTGAACTGTTTGCCGGACTTCATAGCGCTCCTCCGTTTAGCACACTACTACATATTGTAGTGTGGTTATAGCAGCAAGTATACACGCTGTCAAAGAAAAAAGAACCCCCGGATTTCTCAACGGGGGCTAAGGCATGGAAGGAGACATGCCAAGGAGGTGAGACTTGATGGTACTGCATGAGACAGCCTATGTCCAGCCCACAGCCGAAAGCGTCTTAATTTCCCGACGCTGGGCCAAATAATGCCCCTCGCCAACACTAGCGATATGGAGCATGAGATATTGTAACGCCTCGGCTACGTGAGAATGTTTATTCTTCTCAATATCGCCGTCGCCTTTGGGTTTGTACCTATATCCACCCATCATCGCCGCCTTGAGTTGGGTGCAACTGGGGTCAACTAGGAAGGCCGGGTCGCCATCCACCTGACGCATCAGGTAGTCATCGACCGCGTTGATCCGGGCTGAGATGCTGTTGGTCTTGGCTGGCATGACCTTAAAGCCCTCGGCTTTGATAATGTCCACCGCACTGCGCTCGTCAGTCTGCGCCCGCTGGA